GCAGAATACGACCCAAGAAAGTTTTTCTAAAAAACATTATTCAAAGGGGATTAAAAAGGGGGGTTAGTGCTAACGATTGTTGCTACACGGTTATTTATACAAAAATAAATATTTTGTATTACCAGGTGTCACCTGACCATGCAACACGCTTCCAGATGTTACTAGAACTGTCATAGCTCGCTGTGCAATAATAAATGTATGATGAGTCAAATGCTACCATGCCTGCTTGGTCGCCCGATACGCCCACGCTAGTGCCTGGTACAGAGCCAATAAGACTTAGTCTGCCACTTAGTGATTGAATAAAGAGATCATTTGTTGCATACATAGTCAATGTAGCATCACCAATAATGTTATTAGTTCTCAGTACACGAACATTGGGAACAATATCAACCAGTCCAGTTCCACTTGCTAACAATACTAGATCATCATTACTACGAGTTGATGTGATGTTATTATCAATGATACGAATACCATCTGTGTCAACACTGCCAACTGTAATACCATTGATTGTTGTTGCACCAGCTGTGGTCACACTTGCCAGGTCTTGATTAGCAGCACCGTTAATAGTTAATACATCGCCTGTGATAGATGTAGTAACATTAGTGCCGCCTGCAATTTTAAAAGTTTCATTCTTATTAATAACACCCAATGTTGATGTGTCATCTACTAATCGTAACGAGAATTGGGATGCATCAACGTATGCTTTGGTTGTTGCGTCTGAACTACTTACTGGTGCAGCCAAGTTTGTAATTATATTACCACTGGCATTAATGCCAGCAGCGCCTGCAAGATAAAGTTCTCCAGCAGTTGTTTGTACTGTCGCGCCATCGATACTTAAATTATCTACTACCAATGAGGTGAATTTACCAGTTGACGGTAGTGTAGCACCAATAGTTGCTGAGTCGATAGTTCCACCATTGATATCAGCAGTTGTAAATGTACTTGTTCCAACAGAAGTAATATCGCCAGTAACATCGCCAGTTAAGTTTGCCGTAACTGTAGTAGCATAAACATTGGACCATACTTTGCTAGCACTACCAACATTATAGGTTGCTGTTGTATCTGGTATCAAATTACCAGTTAAGTCTGCTACAATATTGATACTGTCTGTATCAGAATCACCAATGGTGATGTTGCCACCAATGGTGACATTACCTGATACATCAATGTCTGTTCCGTAAAATGTAGCCCAGCGTAAACTGGCACTACCAAGATTGTTTGTAGCATCAACACTGGGTACCAGACTTGAATCAAATCTGCCTGTTACAGTTACAGTGTCTGCGCTTGAGTCACCTAGATCTACATTACCTGTTGCATTCAATAGCCCAGCAACATTTACATTATTTGAAAATGTGGCAATACCAGATGCGTTGATTACACCAAGTGTTGATATGCCAGTAACACCAAGTGTTCCGCTAGCAGTTACATCAGTAGCATTTGCCGCTGCCAGTGTACTAATGCCAGTAACACCAAGTGTACTTGATAATGTTGTAGCACCAGTAACACCAAGTGTACCTGTTACTGTTGTATTTCCATTTAACTGAATAGCCCCTGTGCCATTGGGATCAATGATAAGATTACTATCAGAAGTATCAGTAGAAATAGTCGAACCACTTATACTAATATTACTTAGACTGGCTCCTCCGATTTCATTGTAGATCTCAGTAAAATTTTCGTTTACTTTTGTAAATGCTACTCTAAGTAAATCACCAGTACCATCGTCCTGATTAGTACCAATGTTAATTGTTTGTTTAGCCATTGGGTACTATTCCTTAACTTACAGCAAATGCTGGTATTACATATTCTACGCCACTTACACAGATTTTTACGTAAACAGTTGGAGCAGCAGGAACGTTTGATGCTCCGCCTGCACTTCCTACAGTAGTTTGTGTAGGAACAGCAAAGTTTACAGTTCCTGTTCCGCTTGGGTCTAAGTCAATGTTCTCATTTGAATTTATTGTACTAATTCTATTATCGTTAAACGATAACTGACCGCCTACTGTAAGAGTAGTTCCATCAAATGTTAGGTTAGCACTATCTTCAAGTAATCCAGCTGTTCCACCAAAGACAACACGATTGTCAGTTATGTCACTTGCAACTATACTAGCTGCGGTTAGTGTTGAACCATCAAATGTTAAGTTAGCATTGTCAACTAACGCACCAGCTGTGCTTGCATACGTAATCCTACCACTGGTCAAGTCGGATACTTTTGCGCTACCGGCAACTAAGTCTGTTCCATCAAACGTAAGGCTACTACTAAACTGTATATCGCCGTCAGCATCAACATACGCTACTGCATTGTCTACATGGTCAGTAAATCTTAGTTCTGATGCTGTAGCAACTACAACTCTGCCTGTGCCGTTTGGATCAAGAATAATATCACCGCTTGAGTTCTCACTAATAATACTGTTACCACTGAGAGCAAGGTTATTACCTGGTCCAGCGCCTGATACAGTGTACAGCTCTGAAAAGTTGTCATTGATCTTATCAAAGGCGGTGCGAAGTGGATCACCTGATCCGTCGTTTGCTGCGGCGCCGATGTTAATTGATTGTTGTGCCATTAAATGGGTCTCCGTAATTGTTTCGTATATTTATACTTGGTTAACTAAGCCGCTTGCTAAATAGAAATATGCTAGTTGATAGTTATTACAAAGAAAACCTTCATGTTAGAAAAAGGCATGGACGTAATGAAAAGGTAAAAACTCGTCAGAAACAATACATATTGGAATGTGACGGGTGTGGCGCTCGTTACGAAAAAACTAGCAAACATTTTAAAAACACATCAGTGCATGCTTGTTCAAATTGTAATTCTTATAAAATAGCTCAACAAGCAAGTGTTAAACAACGAAGGATTAATCAATATGTGGATCAATTTGATGCGAGTAGCAGTCGTGCTATCGGTAGTTTTAGGATCAACAACAGTTCAGGCTCATAACTTTTCTCAGGTAATAAGAAAAGTAATACCCAGTGTTTGCAAGGTTGAAATGACCTTGGACACAGGCACAGTAGTAATTGACGGCGAAGGATCTAGACTTGAATCTAATCCTTTTGACAAGTTTTTAGAGCCTCCTAAAAAAACTACTCCACAACAAAGCCCACAGGGCTTTGGTAGTTGTTTTATTGTTTCTGTTAATAATAGAAAATATGTTATTACTAACAATCATGTTGCTAATCCAAATAATGAACTTGCAATTCTTACAATAGTTTTCTACAATGATGCTAAAAGCTATCCTGCTAATATAGTTGGTACTGACAAAATCAGTGACATCGCAGTGTTAGAAATGAGCAGTGATGCTGGAAAGCAGAAATTATATCCAATACCAGCATTAAAGTGGGCAAATAGTGACCAGGCAATGCCAGGTGATCAAGTATTTGCTATCGGTCATCCCATGGGGCAAGAATGGACAGTAACACAAGGAATTATCAGTGCCACACACAAACGATCACAAAATACCTGGCAAGAAGTTATTCAAACTGATGTTAGTATTAACCAGGGCAACAGCGGTGGTCCATTGTTTACTAATAAAGGAACAGTTGTAGGCGTTAACACATTTATTTTTGCACAACAAGGAGGCGGTAGCATTGGTCTTAACTTTAGTGTTTCTAGTAATAGTGCAGAATATGTCGTAAATGAATTAATTGCTAATGGAAAAATTCGCAGAGGAAAAATTGGTGTGGCACTTGGATTGGATAGTGAAATTGGCAAAGTTGTAATTGTTAAGGTGGAACCAGGCGGACCTATGAGCAATGCAGGATTTCAAGAAGGCGATATTATAGAAAAAATTAATAACGTAGATATTATCTTTCCCAAAGACATCGGAAGAAGCATGGACCGGGTTAAACCTGATCAAGATGTAGTAATTCAAGTGTCAAGGGGATATGATATAATTTTAAAAACAATTATTGCTGATGAATATGTATTTGTAGATTAATGTAGGTCTACCCAAGACCCGCCAGCATACCCCTGGAACTTTCCAGTAGTACTATTATAGATAACCATGCCATTAACACCAGTTAACCCATTGCGGGCTGAAGTTGTGTAACTTGCAAATTGAACTGGAGTCTTTGCTGTTGTTACAATGCTTGTCATAGTCATTACTTCAGTACCAGCGGCATCAAATCTAATAGTATCCTCGTCTGCGCTTTCTTCAACTTGGATCTTAGTATCGCCGTCATTGTCAAGCACAATACTGTTATCAACTGTTGCAACAAATCGTCTAACACTAATATCATCACCTGTTGCTGGGGCAGTTGTAAAGGTTAGTGTTGTTCCTGACGCACTGTATACTTCTGTTGGTTTTTGTACAACACCGTTGAGTGTTACAATTAATTGGTTTGTACTGGCACTACCACCCATCGTAAATCCAGTTGTTACGCCATCACCACTGAAGCTATCAACATGAACTGTACTAGTATCAGGATCACCAACACTAACCCAAGCACTGTTATTATAGGTTTCAACAGTATTATTGGTAGTATTGTATCTTAAATATCCTGCTTCAGGGCTGGTAGGTCGCTGTGCTGTTGTTCCTTTTGGTAATTGCATTGCTAGTGTAGTATCAATATCAACAATACCAGTTCCATTTGGATCTAGAATAATATCAGCATTTGAGTTGGAAGTACTAATAGTAGTTCCAGAGATAGTTAAATCGCCTAAATTTGCATCTTCACCAGCCGCTGAGCCAACACCATACGCACCAACATATCTTGCGCCTTCGATATAAACACTATTGCCGCTAAAACTTTTACCGTTTGGTAAGTTTGTGCCAATAAAGTTTAGTACACCTGATTCATAGTCAAAAAACCATTCATCATTGTTGCCACTGCCTGTGACAAACACTTTGTTACTAATGTTTGCAGCATTTGCAGCATCGCCGGCTGTGTGTATATACACACTAACAATATATGTACTTCCGAACTGCGGAGGAATCCAACCAGTTAGTCCTGTTTTCCAAGTTCTGCTTGCTGTAGCAGTGTTATCTTCAGTTGTTTCAACAACATTAGCACCAGTATAAACTTGCACAATGCTAGTGGTACTACTAGGTCTTACGCTGGGAATACTAGATGATTGTTGCCAAACTCTATCGCCACGTATGAGTAGCGGACTTGGAATCGCTTCGTTAGGAGCAAGTTTATTAGCGTTGGTATCAGTTTTAGTTGCACCATAACCAATCTTCTTAAAGAGATAGTCAATTTTTTGGTTGTCAGTAATAGCCATTACGCAGCAACTCCTATACTAAGAGCAGTTATGCTTTGTCCACTTGTTAGTGCAATACGCACCAAGCAAACGTTTCCAGTTGCATTACTGAGGTTAGCAGTACCAAGTGTCATTGTATATCCTCCACTTAAACTACTGCCTGTTGGAATAACATCAGCGCCAGTAAATGCGCCGCCCGCTAGTCCATTGCCGCCATTGCCTGTGTCTGTTCCAGGATTGCCAACACCCGCATACTGACTTGTGCCTTCTATCCAGCCATTAAGAGCACTACTGTCGTCTAGCACTGTGCCAGGTGCAGCATACCATAATCCTGCAATACCACTGCTACTCGTAATGTTTATATCAAAGTTTGCAGTAGTGGTTCTACGAAACGCAAATGTAAAGTACTGTGTTCCTGTGTCGCCGCTTCTGTCTGGTCCTGCTGGTAAGTAACCTGTGCTGTAATCTGTTGTATCGTGTTTTAGTACACCAAGTCTAATGGTTGCTTCTTTGGTTCCTGCAACACCTGGATCTGCACTTTCTGTGTATACACTGTTTGTGTAAAAGTTTGTTGCACTGTTGTAACTTGGTGTATCTGTAGTTGCTGCACTGAAATCAAAAATGCGTACACCATCATCGTCAAAGCCTGCACCTAAACTATCACTTACTACAATAGCAATCTCACTGATGCCACTTTGTGCTGCTGTGTGTACTTGTAGTTTAGTAGGCAGTTCTGTGTAGCTACTAATACCATTTACATTTCTTGCTCTTGCTTTGATAGTTTCAACTGTGCGTACACTACTGGTTGTAATCGGAACACTTAAATCGCCAATAGCATAAGCACTGCTTGTGCCAACATTTATTGTTGGTATACCGCCTGATAACATTGTGACTGCACCATCAATATCACTGTAACTATAGTCATTTGCATTACTTGCTGCACTACTTGTGCCTTCATAGTTTGTGCCACTGTCAACTTCAACAATGTTTGACTGGTTTGTGTATGCTTGTCCAACAAGATCATTGATGGTCATGCCAGTAATACTTACACTAGGACTGCCGCTGTTGTAGTAAGGAATACCACTAACATATCTAAATGTTCCATTTGTTTCTGCGCTTAGTGAGCCAACTGTGCCAAATGTAGGTGTTGCAGTTAAATCATCTTTAAGCACATGAACATAGTTTGTATTGCCTGTTGCATCATGTGTAATTCTTTGCGCACTTAGTCCTGTACTATATCCACTCAGTGCTTTTGTAATCTTTGCACTTGAAACCAAATATAGTCTCTGTGGGTAGCTACTATCTACTGTGTCATAATCTACATTGCTAGTTACAACAAGACTTGTAAATGTTCCTGTTTCGCCTTCAGCCGCAGTAAATGTTTTTGTGCCGTCATTGCTTGCATTAATTTCTGCAGCGAGTGTACCGCTTGCGCCATCGTAGAAGTTGCTTGCTACGCTGGTATTAATAGTACCAGTAGTATAGCGTCTTGCTGTTGTTGTACTTAAATCTGCACCTGCAGACAGTGCAGTTGCGCTGCCTGTATTGTCTGTAAATCCACTTGCTAATCTTGGAAGTGTGCCTTGTGTACTGTCGCTTAGTGTAATGGTTTTTGCACTTAGACTTGCAGGAGCGCCGGGTGTTGCTTTTAGGTTAAATGTAATACTTGAGTCTACATCTGTTTGCGCAGTAATATCTGGTGTACCATTTGCTGTAAATGATACATTGTAGTTTGCTGTGCCTTCACCTGCATAGTCGTGATCAAGTGTTGCGCCAATGCTACCTGCACTACTACCATCTTCTGTAACTGTATCATTGCTGCTTGAATCATCCCAGTCATAAACATAATCATCTGCGTTTTGACTTGTGTTTGTCATACGCACAATAGCACGGTTCACACTGTCCAAGTCAGTAAAGTCATAGATTGTATATTGGTCATCACTGCTACCAGTGTTTACTGTAACTGCGGTACCAGCAATATTTGCTCTAACATCTGGCTCAACGTGTACAGTAAAATCACTGCTAATAAATGGACTACTTGTATGGTTACTGATAACACGCAAGTTTCCTGTGTAATCCTGTGCAATACCATTTGCTTGGTCACTGCTACTCAATGTAAATGTATGACTGATGGTTCCACCAGTGTCGCCTGCTGCGCCACTGCCTACGTTAACTGTTGTGTTACTTGTGCCATCGCCCCACTGGTATTGATACTGTAGCCCGTATGTACTATAACTGCCAATAGTGTTTTCTGTGTTATTTGTAAATGTAACAACATGCCCACTGGTGCCTTCTTCGTTTACGCCACTGTTGTCATCCAGTGCCACAGTTGGTGTATGTGTATCATATAGTTTATATGTGTTTGTAGTGTTAGTTGGTATTACTGCGGGATCTGCAGTATCCATTGTATCCAATGTTAAACGCACTGTGAAACTTTGCTCTGTTTCGGTTGCTGTATCAAACGTGTGTGCTAGTCTGCCGCCACCTGATCCACCGGTTGCACTGTCACTGGAAATAACATCGTCACTTTGGCTATCGCCCCAATCCCAGGTAAACTGCACAGTGGCGCCAGCAATGTCACTGTTGGTTGTGTTATTCTGGAAGTATACTGTTGCGCCATCATCCCAGGTAGTAATAGGTGAACCACCACTGCTTGCGGCATATGCTGCAAAACTTACAACAGGGTTTGGACTGTAAACAGAAATATAATCTGTTCTTGTAAATGTAGCACTACTGCCTGTGCCACTACCACTGGTATTACTTGCTGTTACTGTAATACTGTGTGGGCTATCTGCATAGTTTGAATAGACGTGAGTAGGGGATGTGCTGGAAGTTGTTGTGTTACTGGTGCCGTCTCCCCAATCTATAACATATTGGTCAGCATTACCAACTGCACTTATTGATAGTGTAGCAGTAAATCCACTGCCTGCGGATGTAACATCACTTGTAAAGGTTACACTTTTTACATATGTGTTGTTACGAATATTTTCTGTAACTTCGTTTAAATCGTCAATAGCATCAGTAACTTTAGTGCTGGTTGTCCATCCTAGATAGGTTCCACTAGTAGTTAAACTACCATCAGTGGGAGTGCCTAATATAACATCCATACCTGATGATACAGCACCGCTGCTAATTTGTGCATCAACATATGCTTTGATTGCTTGCTGTGTTGACAATGCACTAGCATCGTTGCTGGACATATCATCTTCGTCTAAGATTTTATTGGCGGTAACGCCGGTAGCAAATCCTAGTGTGCTATCTAATGTAGCAGCGCCAGTAACTTTTGCTGTTCCGTCAACAGTGAGTAAATGTGTAGGGGATGCTGTTCCAACACCAAT